ATTGGTCGGGCGTTGTAAATTGAGCAAGAGACGCCGCATCCGACTTCGCCGGTCAGCGCCACGCAGCGGTTGTTCGTCGTCTTCATCAAAGGGTAGTCGTCTCTAAGCATCCATGGCGGGATGCCAGCGGCGTCAGATCGGTCTCGTCGTAAGACTGGCCAGCTCCACTTGTGACTGCAGCATGCGCCACACCGTTGACAGTCGTATCGCTCCATGTCGGGCGGAAGCCCTGCGCCTCCGATTGCAGGTCGATGTAGGGTGCTAGATGGCTGATGTTGTTCGTCTCGCATTGATTCTTCGGGCACCAGACGGTGCCTCCGAGGTGCCGGTTCACGCAGTTCCAGCACACCGGATAGTAGTCGCTGTTCGCGCTCTTATCCTTCCGGTGTCGCCACACGCCGTCCGCCTTCTCGTAGCGCGTCTCGTCATTCGGCACGCCTTCGGCTTCAAGGTAGTTCCAGATGTCGGCATCCGACCAGTGGCGCATCGGGTAGAGCTGCGTAGGAATGCCGGCCTGCACCAAAACGTCCTGCGCGAGCGGCACTTGGCCTTTGATAAGATCCACGTCGGCCGACTTCTGGCCGTGGAAGGCGGCATCCCACGGGAAGTTGAATGTGCCGGTTGGGCGCTTCAGAGCTTCCAGCCCGCACAAATATGGCTCGCCGTCTTTCGGATATTCAGTTCCTAGGCACAGCGACATCACTTTGTTCGGCGCCATTTCGTAGAACTTTACAAAATCAAAACGCGGGATTCCGGTTTCGATATCATGTCCATCGGTGATGGCGTATCCGCTCGGAGCATAGTCATACATCTCCAGATCCCACGCTTGAGCGAGCATGTCTGAGTAAGCGTAACGGTGCCGGAAGCGCGGCTCACGCCACTGGATCACCGGCAACTTCGCCCCGACCTTATGGCGGATCAGGTGCAGCATCGCCGTTGAATCCTTGCCGCCGCTCCAAAGCACGACGGGGCTGGCGCTGGCGCCCAGCCAACGCTCAATCTTGCCACACGTCTCTGAAACTAATTTTGTCATTAGATGGCAATGCCCACAACGGCCAGACCGGCGGCGGCACCAACGCCACTGCCGATCATGCCCATGGTCGCCGAGTTGTTGGCCGCGCCGGCCTGCATGTTCGCCGCGCGCATGGACGCCCAGTTGTTCATTGCGGCATTGTTGCGGCTTTCCTGCGCGTTGAAGTTGAAGCTCGCCGCGTTGCCCGCCATTTGGTTGGCGCCAGCGAACGCGCTGCCGATCTGGTTCATCATCATGCCCTGCTGGTTCTGGGCGCTTTGCAGCCCGATGCCCAGCGCGCGGTTCTGCGGATCAACCGCCAGCAAGTTTCCGGCGCCGGCGTAGAGGTTGTCGACCATCATGCCGCGACGGTTCATGACATTGCCCATCATCATGTTGTTCGCCTGAGACGCAGCCGCCCGCCGCTCGGCTTCTCGCTGAGTGGCGACGGCGTCACGGTTGAGGATCTCGGCGGCGCTGCTGCCCATCGACGTGCCCAAGCCTCTGGCCGCGAAGGCGGCGCGGGCGGACTGCTGTGCAGAGCGCTCCTGCTCCGGTGAGAGTGAACGGCCCAAGGCGAGGTCGCGCTCGGTGTCGTCGTAGAGTCGTCGCTCGATGCTGGTCGGGTCGGCGTCTTCGTCACGGCTGAAGGCCATGGCGCGGCGCACGGCGGACTGCGCGTCTCTTGTCTCTCGGTTGTTGAGCAGTCCACGGATGCGGTTCACCGTGCCGAACGACAGGTTTTCCAGCGTCGGGTAATTGGCGATGAGCTGCCGGTATTCCTCTTGGATCTGCTTCACGGCGGCTTCGCTGCCGGCCTTCATGATTGCTTCAACGTCCAAGGGCGCAGGGTGCTCTACCTGCGGCTTCTTTTGTTTTTTTCCTCCTCCACCTCCCATAATTATAGCCTCACTTTCTTGCTTAGTTTCGCCCAGTCATGGGCCTTGATTTCAAAACTGTTGTGCCGGCACCATAAGACGTATGGCAACGGTCGCGGCGCTGTTCGCATGAACCGAGCAAAGGCGTCTGGCGTGTCGGCCGAGGCCAGCTCAATAAACCATGCGTTTGCTTCGCCTTCATTGATCTTCTCTCCATCCCAGTATACCGGATGCGCCAACATGAAGGCGTCCGGCGCGGCGTAGACCACACCGTTCGACAGGTGCCAGCCGAGGGTTTCCTCGAAGGTTTCGTCCGTGACGTGGTCGTCGTGCCATTGCTTTGCGCGTTGCCATGGGGTCATGCGTTAGGCCGCTCTGGCGAGGAAGCCGGACATAAACGTTTGGGTTGTTCCGACAACTCTGAAGCCTTTAGCATCAAAATGCGCGGCAAACAATTCTATATAGTCGCTAGATCCGTTCATGTAAATTAGATCCGACACATTAGAGACATAGGCGTCCGCTGTGGAGTAAGACCCGCGAGAAACCTCTGCTCCATTCTTATATATCATTGCCAATAGTATATTTGCCGTGGCGGCAACATAGACCGCTGCGTTAACTTGATAGTATCCCGCAACTGTTGGAGTAAATCTGCTGCTTGCAAAGTTGTTGTTTGTGTCAAAGCTCTCGGTTTCCAACGTCACTTTTGTGTTGACGCTCTGGCTTATGGTTTGCGTGGTAGTCTTATACGCCCGAAACGCTGGGCCATTGCCTGCCACGTTTGCGGCCAGCTTTGCTTGTGCGACAACCGCATCCGGCAGCGTCACAGTCTTGCTACTCAAGTCCAGCGTGCCCGCCAACTTGCTCGCCGCAATCGCCGCGCTCGCCGACACATCGGCGTCCACAATGGTCCCAGCAGTCAACGCCACGGTGCTCTGGCTGAGTTCGTTGAGTTTAGTCGGCGTGACGGTCTCGCCGGAAACGAAGGTTTTGATGGGGGTGATCGTGAGTGTTGCCATGATTTTGTTTCTTAGTTGTTAAGCTGCATTCCGCGTCTCAGTCGGCGGAAGGCTCTTCGGGCTGGCCTCCATTGAGGCGCCTCGAATTTCCGGCCGTCCGTTGCTGGTCTCGTAAATGATTTCGGCCGCGTGCGCTTTGTAGCGCACCGGCGACTTGGCGTTATAGTCCTCGCGGGTCGCCGCCGTTAGCGTGCCAATGGCGTCGTCCTCCACGTCAGGGTTGACCGTCTTGATCTTGGTCGTCAGCGTGGCGCCCGCCGGAATGACCACATCCGCGATGGTGCGCAGAAACCGTTTGCTGTGCATGTCCCCGAAATCGTAGCGCCGCGTGCGGATGCGCCCCGGCACGGAGGCCACGACATCCACCCCAGCGTCAGGACTATCGTCGCCATCCTCCCGGTGATTGAGCAGCATCAGGTAGCCGGCGCGGCTGCTGATCATAATGCGCCGCTCGCCCGCCACATTGCCGACGATAAAGTTGTTCGCGCCGAAGCCGTATAAATCCTGCGACTCCCACTGCTCCGTTAGCTGGTTGTAAATAAAGACCCCGTTGTTCGTGTCCGTATCGCCCGCCAGCGGCACCGCTAAGTAGTAGCGGTTATCTTGGTAGACCGCCACCGCATCGGCCACCAGATCCGCGTTGAGCGTAGCCAGCTTGTCGGCGATGGGATCACTGAGCGGTTTGGTGTCTCCGCGCAGTTTGAGGTCCAGCCGTGCATCAAGGCGGTAGACCCCGCTGTCGCTCAAGAAGTAGACGAAGTTGCCGGCCGTCACGATGGTCCGCCGTGCCGAGCAACCGATCTCGTCTGTCAAAACATCCAGCCGCGCCACAAGGCTGTCGCCATTGTCCGCATCGTAGGTCTGGTTCAGTGTGGCCAGCCAGATACTCTTCCGGCAGAAGATGAGCACGCTGCCATCCGCCCATGGGTGGATCGCCACGATAAAGTCGTTGCCGCCCTTACCTACGCGGAACGACTGCCAGAAGGGATCATATAGGTCGGGGTTGAGCACGTCCGATATCATCACGCCTTGGCGCCCATCCGGCAGGATCAGCCGGTTGTTGATGTAGGTTGCCCAAGGAACCGACCGCATCTTCTTGTAGGTCGGGCCTTCAGCCGGAACGCCGGCCGGTGCGCGAACAAAGTCGTTGGAGGGATCGCCGTCCCAGTAAAGAGGCGGCTTTGTTCGGCGCACCTGAGTGTTGGCACCGGCGTTTGGGGTGCCGCTGGGCACTGTGACCGTAAAGCGGTCAGCGTCGATCACCGAGGCGATGTCGTATTCGTGTCCGTCGAAGGCCGCCGCTGACCCGCCCTCGATGCGGACGCGGGCGCCCGGCTCGTAGCCGTGGCCGTCTACATAGACAGTCGCCACCGTGCCCGCGACCTCAATGCCTTCACCGCTGGTAAAATTAGTGCCCCATCCGGCCTGATTGCGGTCGGCTTCGCGGAACAGATAAAGCCGGTCATGCGCCTGCAACATGGAAACCTTGTCAGTCGGCTCGATGATCTCGTCCGGCGGGGACGGCAGGTTGATTTGCGGCCTCACCGCAATGACCAGCAGCTCGTCATTGGTATCGGTGATGAGGTTCTCCGTGGAGCTAACGGCCAGCACGGCCGCCGCGCCAGCCGATGTGATGTCGAGTGCGCTGTCTGTGATGTAGGTGAAAACGCTGTCCGGCCCCGCCAGCAGCACCGCCTCGGTGCCGATGTTTTCCTCCGGCAGCAGCATCAGCGCCGAGGCGAAGATGCCGCCATCGTAAATCGCGCGGACAATCGGCTCGTTCGGCGCGGGCGCCAGAATAAACGGCACCGTCAGCGGCGTCCCGCTTACCGAGATGTCGCTGGCCAGCCGCTTGGCGCCCTTGCGCGTCTGCGCCGTCCCGCGCTCCAGTCGCATGTTCACGCTCTCCTGCAACATTCCGGCGGGCAACGACAGCGGGTTCATGCGCGAGGCAAACCCGACAAATCCGCGATCACCGTCGCGTTGCACTGGACTTTCTAATGCCATTAAGCGGTGACAGCCTTGATCACGGCGAAGTTGATGACCGGAGCGTCCGTTGCCGTGCCGCTAATTGTGCGGAAGTTGATATTGAAAGAGCCGGCGGCCACGGCCGTTACGACAAACTCGTATGGGTTGGTTCCGCTGCGCTGATTAACAATAATAACGTCGCTGGCGCTAACCGTGGAGTTGTTGACGGTAAATGTTTGCGCCGTGGCCGAACCTGCCGCGCTGAACATCGTGATGCTGCCGCAAGTCTTGTCGATAGTGACGGCCGTGGTCCGGCTGGTTGCCTGCGTCACGGTTCCGCCGGCGCCGGTCGCGTAGCCAACGCCAGCCGTCCCTGTCGCCACCGCCGACCCGCAGGTTAGCGTGCCGCCGCCAAGATTCAGCGGCGTGGCTTCAGCGCCAGAGGCAATCAAACCGACCTCTTGCAAGCTGTCCAACAGATCCGCCGTCACGGCCGGTTGATCCACCGGCGCGGCATTCCAGAATCCGAGGAGCTGGTTGGTCGCCGTGCCGATGCGCGTGCCGACCGTGCTGCTCAGTGCATTGTTTTTCTGCGAGCGAACGCAGTCACCCTTGAGTTGGGCGGCCGTGACTTTTTTGGTCACGCCGCTGTCATCAATAACGAGGTTGTCGCTGTCGTCCGGTGTTGCGCCGAGTGCGGTGAGTTGGTCGATTGTTTTGGCCATGATTAGTTGAGAGTTGAGGGGTGAGGGTTGAGAGGGTTAGAAGCGGTTCCACACCTGCGGGTTGGCCCGCACGGCGAGCCACATGAGCGTGGCTTTCCAGCGGGGCGTGCCGTCTTCGAGCATGAGGTTATACATAAGGTCGTCGGCTTCTTTGCGGGTCATGCGGATGCCATCGGCGACGTGGCCGAGTTTTGCGTAGACCCAGTCGTGGATGATGACCGCTCTGTTGTAGGGGCCGTAGCGGTGAGAGATTGCGGTGAGCGGAAAGGGGACAGTAGCCAAGTCAGTCTTGAAACCGCTCGGGACTTCGATGAGGACGCCTTCCCACAGGCAGCACACCGGACGGGCCGTGACCCAGTGTCTGCCGTCAAAAAATAGAAGAGGGTTCTCATGACAGGTCATTTGTCGGGGCGCGGCTGGGTGAGGACGTAGCTGACGGTCTTGGCGTTGTTGCGTTTAAGTTCAGTCTCAACGAGCGCAATGAAGGCCGGCCATTGCGCAGGCGGGATCGTCTGGCAGCCCTCGCTGCTCACGCTTCGGTTGCTTCCCTTGTGGATGTTGATGCCAAACCATCCGGTCTCTTCTTGCCCGCCGTCGCGGCTGACGGTGACTGGACCGCCTTGCACCAAAGCCCTGTAAGGGTTGCCGCTCCGAATGCCGTGCTTGCCCAGCTTGTAGCGCCAGACACCTTGCTTGAGGCTGGCGTATCCTTTGCGAACCTTGGGATTGATGCCGTAATTGGCCGGATCGACATTGGCGTTGAAGGCAACGTGGGCATTGGGCGAGACAAGGATGATGGCGTCGTCATAGATTCCACGGTCCTGTCGGCCCTTCGCCCCCATCGAATCGCGGTAATAGCCGCGAATACCGACCAGACAAACCGGATCACTGACACCGGCGCTCTTTAGCTGGCGCTCAGTGTCGATCCGCTTTTGTTGTGGTCGGTTCTTTGGGATCATGAGGAAGCAGGGAGCGTGGAGCGGGGAGCTTGGAGCGTGGAGGCGGCAGCTTCGACGGTCACGGGGCCGACATAGCCGTCGAGCTTGAGGTGCTGACCGCGTCCGTGTGTGTTGAGAAGCGCTTGGATTTGCTTGCCGTAGTCTTTGAGGATGTTCGCGGGCAGCTTGGTGACGATCACGTCGATGATGCCCCAAATGACACCGGCAACTACCGCCTCGTTGAGACCAAGAGCGCGGACATCGAAGCCGCTTTTGGTGGCGAGGTAGGTGATAGCAGCAGCAGCGGCAGCCGTGACGAGCTTTTGGAGCAGGGGACCGCCGCGCGAAAGCAGCAGGCGGACGAG